ACCGGCCCCGCCATGGTGGCCAACAGGAGGTGAGTGATGCCACTCGCATACGTAAAACCAGAAGAAGCCTTCGAGGTTCGCACCCAGTGTACCGAGGAGCAAATCCAACGGCACTGTGATGCTGCCCCGGAGAACGACCGCCGAGACTTCGACAACCGGGGTGGGCTTCAAGTCCCGGTGTACCACGTCTACAAGGGAACCAACTTCCCTGACCCGCTGACGTTCTGGTACACGTTCGACGAGTGCGAGGGTGAAGACAACGAGTTCGACATCCGAGAACTGCCCACCTACGACGAAGACCTACGTCACGAAGATGTTGTTGGGCTCGCGTTCTACCGTGGGCTTGCTCGCCTCGACGGCAACGAGTTGATCATCTCCAAGGATGAAAGCGTTTCGTTGGAGGTCGAAGCCTACCGCAGGATTCGAGGAAAGATTTAGCCTTGACGCCATGCCGTTTTGATGTCATACTTCCCCCACCTACCAGACAGGAGCAGAGATGAGAACGAACATAAACAGCCGCCTTCCCCTTGAGCCATGCAACGTATCAGTTGAGTTGGTGCGAGAGATTGAGGACCAAGACACCGGAGAGGTTGTCGATGAGCACATCATCGATGTGTTCGGTCGATTCTTTCCAGAAGAGCACGGCGTCGGCCTTGGAGCCTTCATCGAAGTCATCGAAGCGAAGATCGTTGGCGATGCCGGAGCAGTCCCCGTCGAGCTTGACGACTGGGAGGTTGACACCTTGGTTGACCTTCTGCAAGAGCAGTGGCGGACATAATCTGTCCGTGACATTTGATTTCACTGGCATACGTTACAAACACAGGAGAACAGAAATGAACGAAGAGCAACGCCCGGACTTGTCAGTCCATCCCATTAAGAACCCCTTAAACTTTCTCATGACTACTCGAACCATCCTCTCCGTCTTGGAACACATGATGAAGATGATGGAAGAACAGACGGACGAGAAAATAAAGCTGACAACTGCAATGGTTGCGATTGACGACGCAATGAGTCGCCTGCGCCTACTCTCGGATGAACCGTGGGAAGAGTGGGAAAGAAACTGCAAACAGTTTTCCAGCTACGTTGAGATGAAAAACAGAAACGTCACCGTCGTCGAAGTTGAGGAGGAGTGATGATCAAGGACGGCAAAAACCACACACGCAAAGAGTTGGACGAAGAAGAACAACGATTGATGGACTTAGTTCATCAACTTGAGAAAAAGCGAACCCGGAAATGGACTGACACCGACCGAGAGCTAGACAAAGCGAAACGCCAACTTACAAACGTTCGCCGCTGGCAACGAGTTGGAAGATACAAAAAGGAAGGTGAGTGATGGACTTCAGTGACGAGAGGTTCCATCGCAAGAGAGTTCCTTGGATTCAACTGGTGAAGGAGGGCATTGACCCTCGTGTAGTGATGCTGCATGCGCAGCGACAGGGCTTGTACAAGCTGGCGTACAGCGCCAAGTGCAGGCTTGAGAACGAGAGAAGAACCAATAAAAACAAACAGACTTGACACACATGGGTGGACCAAGTAAGACTTAGAAACCATACAGGAGAATGTAATGGCTGACAATGTAACGAAACTTCCGAAAGAACGAAAGACAAACCAGAAGCGTGAGTGGACGTGGCCGGGATTCATTGATGCTTGGCAGGCATCTGACTCTTATGAGGAGGTACTTGAGAAGCTTGGCTTTGAAGACAACCGCAAAGAGCGCAGCTTCATCGGCGTCAAGGCGTCTTACGCTCGCAAGAAAGGCATCCCACTCAAGAAGCTGTACAGCAAGACTCGCCAGGGCCGCTCGAAGGTTGACTGGAGTGCGCTGGCCGAGCGGGCAAAGCAGAAGCAAAGCGATGACGGATGAGCAAACTTCATTCGTTCGATTCATTGGTCGAGCGCACTGGGTCTTCTGGTGCCTCTACCTCAACCACTTTTTAGACACAGTTACCAAACACTGGTACACAAAAAGAATAGGAGTCATTCATGACTGACATTCAAGAAGCTGAGGGCTCCTACAAAGTCTACTTGGCAATCAAAAGCGACAGCAAACTAAACAAAAAGTTCAGTTGTACACGGGACGGAGTTCAGTACTACAACGGCAAGAAGATGACGGAGCCTGACTTTTCAGAGGTCTCAGTCTACTTGGCCCAGCAGTACCGAGTGATCTGCTCAAAGGAAGAACTGAAGTCGGGCATCATGGCCTCGTCAAAGAAGATTGAGCCGCAACTCATCTACGGGACGAACCTGCCGGAAGACTTCAGGAACAAGGTCAAAGAGTTCCTTGAACTCAACCCGCCTTCATACCGAAGGTACGACATCACAACAGAAGTGGTCGCCGAGTACGTTGACCCAGTTGGATGGGAAGAGCAGCAAAGGCTGACGGAAATGAAAGTAGCAAAGGCCCTAAAAGAGCAAGGGCTTCAGAAAGTACGAGTCACGTACAAGGGAGAACGAAAGATGCGCTGGTTCCCAATCGGGGAAGCATAAACCAACAACGAACAGGAGAGTGCTGTGGAACTCACATCACAAGAAATCATCGCCCTTACAAAGGCGTTCAACACGAAAGCAGTCTCGATCGCAAAGCGGGACATCGACAACAACTCTGAGATCGACGTGAACCTCGTCGTAAAGGTCGCGGGTAAACTCAAGCGCGGCAGCAAGTCCAAGCCAGTCAAGGCCACCTCCACGATTCCGTGGAAGGTTGCAATGGCACTGTTCGCAAAGCGAGCAGGGTTTACCAAGGAGCAGACGGCAAAAGTGTTGCTTGAGACACTGACCGTCGCCATCAACTCCAACTCCGACAAGCAGTCTGAACTGCTCAAAGAGTCTGGTGTGGGTGATGCTCTGGCCATGCTGGACCGAGAAGTCTTCGACAAGCTGCCCAAAAAGCAGCGCGATGGAAACATCACCTTCGATGTGGCCATGGTTGAAGCTGTGCGCGGTCTTACTTTGGTGGCTGACGAAGATGCTCCTACCCTTGGGGAAGGGGAAGAGGCAGCGAAGTAAGTCACCGGGGTCGCCTCTAAGCGGGGGGGCGGCCCCACTTTTTTCATCTTTTATGCAGAAAGTTTGTCACGCCCGAAGGGTACTCCCCCAGTAACTACTGTGAGGGGGTCAACCCTCGCCAACAGGAGGTAGTCCTATCTAAACATCAAGACCAAAAGAACACACTGAGTTCATGAGCGTGAACCCAGTCAGCTTTGCAGCCGAGCAGGAAGGCATGTCGGTGGTCGAATAGATGCCTTTTTCCCCTCTCTTAAACAACTTTTCAAACAACAAGGTAGGAATGAACGACGCCGATCAAATCGAAGACTACGAGCGCATCGATACATATCAACTGGTGTTTCAGATGACTCAAGCCATGGGTGGCCTGCAAAAGGGCAAGCACTCAAAGATGGCCTACATCTACGGCACCAGTCGATCACGGCTTCGCAGCATCCTCAAACGTGAGGCAAAGGCTCCAACCTTGGACACCGTGGTGTCTTGGATGAATCGTGTGTACCGCACAACTGGAATGAAAGTCGTACTGACGATCACTCCTGACCTGAAGATGCATTACAGCATCATTGGGCAGGATGCTGACCGCATCGACGGAATGATTGTCCCCCCCAAAAACAGTTTGTAGAAGGTCAATCGACCGACTACACAATCACGCCCTTTGGGGATTGATCCCCCCAAAACTTGGGCTCCTGACTGAGCCCACCGGATTTCCGGTGGTGCTCTCTCAGGAACCTGTCAGGAGTAACCATGTGGATTCAAGACGCTAAAGGCGCACGCATCGCCCAAACAGCAACAGAACTTCAATACAGCCGTGGCAACGGCACATCCATCTACCCGTGCCCTTCTTGCGGCATGTTGGAGCGCGGCTCCAATGACAAGAAGCGGGGCCCTGTAGGATTCAACCGAGCGGAGGTTGCTTGGCAATGCCATCGGTGCGGAGCCAAAGGTGACGTAGTTGACTTTGTTGCGTTCCATTTCTTTCAGCAAAAGCTGTCCAACCTTGACCGCAATCAGCAGTCAGTGGTTCGAGATTGGTTTGCCGAGCAAGGGTACTGCACTGCTTCCGGCGTGCCGTCTCACGTCCAGCCAGACCCCAGCAAGCGACCGGTGGTCACACCGATGCCAACCAAAGGGTACGTCCGGCCACCGGAGGAAGAACTGCAAAGCCTTTGGGCCGCAAGCACCACGGTCGAGACTGCGCTTGAACAGCCAGCGAACTTTGCGAACCAGTTGAGCAAGTGGATGATTGAGCGACGGTTTTCTCCGAAGCTTCTGGACACAACCGAATGCATTCGGATCCTGCCGCTGCCCAACGACTACAAGTACCCAGACTGGTTCTCTCACCAGTGGGGTGGCATCTACCGTGTTGCTGCCCCCTGCTTTGAGCCTGACGGGACTTTCGCAAGCATTCACTGCCGGAGTGTTGCATACACTCGCGGACGCCAGCCTTCGGGCTCCAAGACCCGTTGGCCCAGTGGATACGAGGCCGGTGGATTGCTGATGGCGAACTCACTCGCACAACGATTGATGCGCGGCAGCCTGAGTTCTTCGCTTGATGGCATCCTGATTTGTGAAGGCATCACCGACTTCATGCGAGCATGTGAGCAGTCACACCGTGAGTCGTTACGTCTCGCAATCGTTGCTGGTACATCTGGCAGCTACAAGTCACTTGGTAAGATGAACATCCCCACTGACCTCAAGGTTTTTATTGCAACAGACTCAGATGCTTCCGGCGATGACTACGCGGCAATCATTTGTGATCAACTCCCCAACCACACCCTTTACCGCGTACCGCTGGAGTCAAACGATGGCTGATTTGGATGAAGTCCTCGCTGCTGGACAAAGAAGACTCGCTGACCTGTTGAACCTCGCTGAAACCGAACACTGCATCAATCAGCCCAACCAACGTCCCGAAGAAGCAAGCCTGCCTGAAAACGAAACTGACGGTCGAATCACTGACCTGATGGATCAGTTTACTGACCGCAACGGCCAACCGACTGGACGATTCCGAAAGAACAAAAACAACCTGTACATCATCCTCCGCCGCGATCGTCGATGGAGGGGTCGAGTGTGGCTCAACAGTTTCACCAACACCCTTCAGCTTGATGACCGCGACTACCGGGACACCGACGATACCAGAATCGCACTCTGGGTTTCGCGAGCGTATGGGCTGGAGTACTCAGAAGCCGCAGTGAGCGCGACGACTCAACTGATTGGAGAGGAGAACAAGCGCAACCCTCTGATTGAATGGTTGGACTCCATCCACTGGGATGGAACGCCGAGGCTGGGCTCATGGATCATCGAGGCGACGGACTGTGATGACACGGAACTGAATCGGAAGATGGCAGAAAAGTGGCTGATTCAAGCCGTGGCTCGCGCTTACAAACCGGGATGCAAAGCCGACTGTGTTCTTATCTTGGCTGGTGACCAAGGAGCAGGAAAGAGCACGCTGTTCCGAACCCTGGCGACTGACCAGTACTTTGCCGACACCCCGCTCGACATCGGCTCTGCAAACTCGTACAGCCAGATTGCTCGCGCTTGGATCTATGAAGTGGCGGAGTTGGACTCTGTTCGTCGGTCAGCCAACAGTGCAACCAAGGCGTTCTTGAGTGCTCAAGAGGACAACTTCCGACCAGCATACGGTCGTCATGCAATCACGATCAAACGCCACGTTGTCTTTGCGGGTACCACCAACGAGGCCCAGTTCATCAATGACATGACGGGGTCTCGCCGGTACTGGCCCATCAAGACGAACGAAGTGAACCTGCACTGGGTTCGTGAAAACAAAGACCAGTTGTGGGCCGAGGCCATCGTTGCCTTCAAGGCAGGTGAGACTTGGTATCTCGACAAAGAGATGGACATCAAGCGGCATGACTCAAGCAAAATCTACCGACAAGATGACCCATGGATTGAGCCGATCACCAACTACCTGCTGCTTCAGCACGGATACGTAACGATGACAATGGTCATGGAAGATGGCTTGAAGATTGAAAGAGCGCGGATGAACAGAAGAGACGAAATGAGAATCTCGGAGATACTCCGAGAGCTAAGCTATGAAAAGAAAAGAGTAATGTTTACAGGCAAGAGAAAGTATGTCTGGACTAAAAGTGAAGTAATAGAGATTAAAAGTAAGGAGGCATAATGAGTAAAGCAGCATTGGGTGGAGGAGTATTCCTCGCACCCGGAAACAATCATGAAGAGCAGGCCCTGAGCCGATTCAAGATTCAAAACCCTGAATACAACGTAGCGATGGGCATGAGGAAAAGAGGCAAGTATGTCCCCATTCCTGACCCTCACATCAACGCTTGCCATCGGATTCCATTCGATCATCCTTGGGGTGGAGGCTTGGCGGTTCCGAGAAAAGCGGCCTCTCAAATGAACCTTGGTCAAATGGTTGATGTCAGGACCATGCCAGAGGCAGAGCCTTTGCAGTTGAACTCAGGCTTTTCGTTGCGCGACTACCAAGAAAAAGCACTGACCGAATGGTGCAACAACTCAGGTGAAGGTGTCGTCATAGCCCCTTGCGGTGCCGGTAAAACAGCAATCGGGGTGACTGCAATGACTCGGTACAACACAAAAGCATTGGTGCTCGTACACACCAACGACCTTGCAGTACAGTGGATGAACCGCATTGAAACGATGCTCAACTCGAAGGCAACTCAATATGGCGCGGGCAAGAAAGACGACTCTGGACGGATTGTCGTTGCGACTTTCCAGACACTTGAACGCATGTCGTTCACCGATCGATACGAGTTCGGACGACAGTTTGGACTCTGCATTGTTGACGAAGCACATCACGTCCCAGCCCACACCTTCTGTTCAGTCATGTTCTGCATGCCAGCACGACACCGACTTGGACTGACTGCTACTCCAGATCGACCAGATGGACTCACTTCCATTTTGTGGTGGCACTTTGGGCAGCCGGTGTTTGAAATAACCAACGAGCAGTTGGCCATCTCTGGACATGTCGTACCACCCCGAATCGAGTGGTTTTTTACTCATTACATCGGGCCTAAAAATAGAGTTGACTGGTCAAAGCTCATCACTAAAATGACGAATGACATGCAACGAAACTCGGTTATTGTCGATCGTATTCTTGATGCGTGCAAGGAAGGCCGTCAAATCTTGGTGCTTTCCGATCGAGTGGATCACTGCATTTGGATGGCTGATGCGCTCAAATCACATCAAATAGTTGCCGAACCATTGGTTGGTCGAATGACGAAGAAACAACGAGAAGAGGTATTGACCCGTGCGAATGATCGACAGATTCAAGTCCTATGTGCCACAACGGTCGCAGATGAAGGTCTCGATCTTCCGTCACTCGACACTGTTGTGCTCACGACTCCGACAAAAGCTCTCGGTCGAGTACAGCAACGCATCGGCAGGGTCATGCGGCCCCACCCGCAGAAAAAAAATCCGATTGTTATCGATTGCGTTGATGATGACGGAGCAATGCATGGACTCGCTCGCAAGCGACAAAAAGTCTACACAAAAATCGGGTGCTCGTGAAATGATTGACGTACTCAAACGCCTGCCGAATGGCTGGTCAATGATTGAAACAAAGAATGGATTTGCGATTCACGATGACGATGACGAGTTTGTTTGCGAAGCCGGAAGCTCCTCGGAACTAAATCGAATGCTCCTCAACGAGTTTGAACTCGCTCAGATGTTCGCGAGCATGATGTACGTGCTCAAAACTTCTGAACCAGCAGAAGCGTAAATCACCTGCGAGAAAGCCCAACCCAATCTCGAACCGTCACCTGTTTCTTGGTGAAGTCTTCCACGGCCAAAGCAAGGCGCAGGGACGGTATCGACCTGCCTGATTCCAAGTCACGCAAGTACGGAACAGAGATGCTCAGCCCATTCTGCATGAGTGTTTCGTTGATCCACTTGCAGAACCCAAATCGGCTGTTGAATGAGGGTTGAGTCTCTCGATACGATCGAATGTCCATAAATAAATCCAGTCAGAAAATGTCCGCTTTGAGTGATGTTATATGCATCACACTGTGATACCCTACAGTCAAACACAGGAAAAAACCAATCATGAACGAAAATCTACCGACCATTGGCAGCAGCAGCATCGGAGCAATCTTGGGATTGTCTCCATGGAGTAGCCCTTGGGATGTATGGGCGAGAGCCCACGGCCTGAGCGGAAGCTCATCTTCAGCGGCAACGCAAAGAGGCCACATCCTCGAACCGGCAATCGGAGCGCACTACGCCCACCTGAACAACGTTGAAATCAAAAAAGGACCAGAGTACGAGGCCAAGCCAATCATTGGACCAGAGCCATGGATGCATGCTCGACCCGACTTCTTCGTCAAGTCTGATTCTGGGAAGTGGTTGCTGGAGATTAAGTCCACTCGAAAGTTCGATTACAGGTGGGGTCTCGCCGGCACAAACAATGTCCCGCCCTACTATGCGGCTCAATGCGTTTGGCAGATGGCAGTCACTGACGATGATCGATGCGACCTTGCTGCATTCGCCACCATGTCAGACGAATACCGATCGTTCAACATTTACCGAGATGCAGACGTAGAGTCGAAAATCTTGGACTACGTTCGAGATTGGTACGACAAGCACATTCGTGGAGGCAAGCCTCCTGAG